ATCCATGTCAAAAGATAGGCGTTCGCCACCATTAACAGCCAACAAACTCAAAACCCCACCATTTATTCCAACAAATTCCTTAATTGTGCAGCGTCCATCCTTTAAGCACACTTGTACAAATTCAGTTGGAACTGGTTCAGCATCTGGATCGCAAACTACATACCAACCGTTCCGAATTGCTGGAAACATTGAGTCGCCAGTGCCTTTAATACCATAGGCTCTTGGTCCTGCTGAGTGAGTTGGAACATACCCATCTCCAGCATTGCCTTCATAACCCATATCTGTGAAATAGCCATCCATGCCCATCTTTGAATAAGCCTTAACAGGAACATATCTTTTTTGGGTGGGGAATGGTTTAACAGGTATTTCAAGAAATTTAACAGCATCTTCGCTATCGGGAATATTGTATTTTTTCTTAAAAGCTTCGATATCCAGAACTTTCAATTGTGTAACAGTGCTATCCAACTTAGGGCCGCTTTCATCTCCATTAGTTATATATGAAGTCGACACTCCGAAATAAGCGGCCATTTTGCTTAATGGGTCTGCTTTAGGAGCATAAGCATCTTTCTCCCAACCAGTGACATTGGGCGCACTAACTCCGGCGATTTTTGCCAACTCGCCTTGGGTTAATTTCTTTTCTCTTCGTAAGGCGCGAATACGCTGACCCATAGTTTCTAGATTCTTCATATAAGTTATCTTACATCTTGCAAAAATAAGTTATCTTTGTTTTAATACTAAGAAATCTTATTTTTGAGGTTGCACAAATGACCAAACAGGAAGCTTATGAGTTGCTTGGTGTCAATGGTGTTGGCTTAGCAAAGTTATTAGGAATTGAGCCACCTGCTGTTTACCAGTGGCCAAATGAAAAGATTCCTTTAGCTCGCGAATACCAAATCAGAGATTTGGCAAATGGCAAAGAACCAATCAAACGAACTACTTCAAATGCTTAGGACCTAACCATGAGCAAATTATCAGTTGATATATCTGCAAGCGCCAGAAATGGCGTATCCCGCATATTGCATGGTCTTGATATAAGCAATCAAAAAGAGATTGCTGAACAATTAAAAGTTGATCCAAGCACTATTACTCGACTTAAAACAGATAAGAAAAACAATGGCTTGAATGAAATTGAAATGTTTTGCGAGCTATTGAGTTTGCTTGGATTAAAAGTCGTTCCTAAAGATTATCAAAGCATTGATAAGGAACGTGTTGCTGCACTTTTAGTTATGTCTAAAAGCTGGATGAACCGTATAGAAACGGTGGATGACTTATTTCATGACGAAATCAGTGGTCAAAAAGAAAAGCTTGGATATTAAAAAACCACTACCTGCTGTAACAGGAGTGGTTAGGCATTCAATTGAGGTGGATCAAATGAACACGAATAATCTATCAAATCAAGAACAAATAATCCAGAGCTGGTTTGAACCGGCTCTCCACACACTTAAAGCATTAATCAAAAAGTGTGAAGAAAACCTAGAGCGAATCAAAGCTGATACTAAAAATGCAGCTGTAAAGCGAGATGAATTTAAAGAGGTTTTAGTGCGTCAGCATCGTATTACGTACAACCATGCTGAGGAAATTATTAGTAGCCTTAGCCGTGCTGATCGTATTCGCTTCTTGGGTAGCACATACATTCAGATTAAAGAAGGCGGTGAAGCATGAATAAAATTTTATTTGGTGATTGCCGCGCATTGATGAAACAAATGATTGAGGAAGGGCTAAAAGCTCAAACATGCGTAACTTCACCACCATATTTTGGTTTACGTGATTACGGTGTTGATGGTCAATTAGGCTTAGAAAATACCGTTGATGAATACGTTCAAAACATGGTTGAAGTTTTTCGTTTAGTGCGAGAGCTGCTCCATGAAGATGGCACACTTTGGCTAAACCTTGGTGACAGTTATGCGGGTTCTGGTCGGGGCATGACACGTACAGGTTTAAACGACGGTAAGAATCCAAAAACTAAAGGACTAGTTCTTCCTAAGCAAAATGCAGCCCAATCAAATTTAAAGCCGAAAGATCTAATTGGTATTCCATGGAAAGTAGCTTTTGCTCTACAAGCTGATGGTTGGTATTTGCGCCAAGATATTATCTGGCATAAACCGAACCCAATGCCTGAAAGTATTACTGATCGTTGTACCAAAGCACATGAGTATATTTTCTTATTCAGTAAATCACGTAGATATTATTTTGACCACGTAGCAATTAAAGAACCGGTTGCAGAAAGCTCAATCAAAAGACTTTCCCAAAATCTTGATCAACAACATGGCAGTACTCGTGCCGTGATGAAACATAACGGTCCAATGAAAGCCGTTTACTCGAGATCTTCGCGCGATAGTTTTAAACGCAAAAATAGTAAGAGAGCTGCTGTTATTCCAAATCAAGCATATGGAACTCATAGATCAGAAAGATCAGAAAGCGAGTATGACTTACTTACTCGTAATAAGCGCAGTGTTTGGTAAGTTTCTACAAAGCCATACAAGGGTGCTCATTTCGCAACATTTCCAATGGACTTAATCGAGCCATGTGTATTAGCAGGATCTCGAGTCAATGATGTTGTATTTGACCCATTCATGGGATCCGGAACAACAGCAGCTGTAGCACTAATGCATAACCGTAATTATTTAGGGTGTGAATTGAATCCTCAATATTACGAATTGCAGCAAGAACGCTTTGAGAAAGTATTAAAAGAGAGGGCCGCATGAACTATTACCAACACCATATTGGTGACTTCAACAATGCGACTCGCCACCTCAGTTTAATTGAGCGTGCGATTTACCGCGACTTATTAGATATGTATTACGACACAGAAAAGGCGATTGATGCATCAAGCATTGATCGTCTAGCACGTCGTTTGCAATGTACTACCGAAGAGCAAAAAGAAGCTCTCAAATATGTACTTGATGAGTTTTTCATTCTTGAAGAAGGTGTTTATCGCAATAATCGTTGTGAACGAGAAATTGCTGAATATCACGGGAAAAAGAAACAAGCGAGTGAGGCTGGTAAGGCGTCTGCTGCAAAACGTGCAGCGAAAAAGAAAGGCTCGTCCAACAGTGATTCATCAAAAGATGATCAAGCGTCTAACGAAAATTCAACGGTCGTTGAAAATCCGTTAAACGAAGAACAAACGGATGTGCAACCAACCAATAACCATAAACCATTAACCATAAACCAAGAACCAATTATTGATAGTAGTAGTAATACGCGTGGAGAAAATTCGCAATTAACTCCAATTCAATTTGCTCAGTATCAGATCGATGATCACAAACGCTATTCAATGCGTGAATTCATTTCTGAATACAGCGAGTTTCAATACGATTTCATTTCACTTGCTCAACAAAGATTTGTTTCGGTACCTGAAATCGACTTGAGAACCATGATTCAAAATTTCGGTGACTGGTACTTTGCAAACGAATCAAGTTCGTTGAATACACCAAGCATCTGGTTGGTTAAGTGGTTCTCTTGGGTTCAAAACAACGAGAAACAAGTCGCTGCTAACCGCAAGAAACAAGAGCAAATCAATTCAGCTGGTCAAAAACCACAAGAGTCGGGTTACTTCGCTAATCTTTTTGAAGAACAGAGCGAATCTCAAATCGTGGATGTAACCCCAGCAAAAAAGTTTCCAATGATTGAGGAGGTAGGTCATGCATGAGATTACCTTGAACGAAGTGCGTCAATTAATCGCTTCTCTTCGCACTGTTTACGCTGCTCAGTTCAATAAGCAATTTCCAGCAACAGGCGAAAGTGCAATTCCTCTGTCAGTGGTTGAGCAAATCGCACTTAAAACACTGGTTGGCGTTCAACAAAACCAATTTAACAACGCACTTGCTCGATTACTTACAGCAGGTGGACGTTTTATGCCGTCATTTGCTGAGTTTCGCACCTGGTGTATTGGTGAAAGTTGGATGTCTCCAGAGGAAGCTTGGTCACGTGCATGTAAGTTTACGACTGACAGTACCGTGGTTATTACACAAATTACAAAATATGCATTAGACGAAGTGATGTATTTGATCGAAGCCGGCCAAATGCGAGCAGCTCAAGATAATTTCTTCGGAACCTATAACGTGATGGTGGCTAAAGCTCAATTGAAAGGTCGTCAGCAAGAGTTTTACGCTCCACCGCTACAACTAGAACACAAAGAACCTAAACACGTTCCTGTGAGCAATGACGAGGCTCAAAAGCATCTCAAATCATTGATGGAAAGATTAAAAATCAATGGTCGTAAACCTGCACCAGTTCAAAAACTTGAGGCAAAAGAAAAAGAGCCTGAGCTTGCAAAAGAATTAGGTCCAGATCCTTTCGACAATCCGCACGAATACGCTGAGATGTGCCGCCGTGAAGGTATGCCAATACCTAGAAATATTCTTCAGCTAATTGATGGGGCGAATGCATGAAAGCATCTAAATTGATTAGAGATAAAGGACTGCAATACGCGAAGGAAATCGTAGATTCAGCACCCGATAACGCAACTGAATGGAACGAGGGTTATGAGTTCCAATGTGGTCAAAGTGTAGAAATCAGCCCAGCAGATCGTGAGAAGTATTTTGTAGATTTGGTTGAGCTTAAACGTCTGGTGGAGTCTTTGAAAATCATCAGCGATTTAGGTGGAGTTGAGAAGCTAACGCCTGCATTCATTACGACAGATAAGCATGTTGGTTACACGCATGTTCGCATGGTGGGAAATGGGAGATTGAGCTTTCTTGATGATTTTTGCGACTTCATTCCAGATGGTTCCATTTCAATTAAGCGTGTGATGACTGCTATCCGCGACCACGAATCAATATACGGAGGCGGTGAATCTCATGCCAACTAGATATAACACAGGCGAGTATAGCTACGATCTT